GAAACTGTTTGTCTTTACCAAAGAACTTGACCTTTAAACCCCGTAGGTTTGACTTTTCAATCACCGCCATGTCATACGATAAACAGTCCCATATTTGTAAGAAGTCTAAGGGTAGTGGTTCGGCTATTTCTTTCCATACATAGGCACTAATCGGTAGCTTATCGTACAACGCCCCGTAGTTTGTCAACATAGACTCAATACGAAACGCTTGACCCTTGATTGCTTTGGCGGTCATCCATACGCATGGCTCTAGTTCGTCATGACCCTTCTCGTGGTTGTAAAGAAACTCTTTACGCACAAAACACTTTACTGGCGGGATGTTGGCTACTAGAAATGTCATTTTCTTACCCTTCCAATATAGCCACACATAACTTTTAATGGTCTCCAGCTTTTTACTTCAAAGATAAACCTTACCCCAAAGAGTTTTAATCGCATTTCTCTTGTGCCTTTCTTAGTTCTTTAATTTCTTCAAGCATTTTTTCCATCAGGTCTGCGCAATAGCCCATAAAAGGAAATTTGGTTGTTCCATCAGCAACACTACGTGCCAGCCCAATAGTATTTTCAACTGTTCGTATGCTCACTTTTCTCATTTCGCCGCTCATTTAACAACTGTCCATTGATTATTACGGTTAATAGTCTTCTCTAAATTGTCCGACCAAGTTTTTTGTGTTGCTCTGCGTTCTGAAATTTTATTCGCACTTCTAGCTTCGTTGTAATATCTATTATTTCTAGAACCTTTGGTAGTCAATGAATCTTGTTTACTATTAGACAGCCAATCTAAAAGTTCAATGTGGCGTTCTTTTGGAAGTGCAAATAATTTAGCACTTAGCATCGGCATATATTTTGCAACCCAGACACGAACCCCTTCCTTGCTCCACATATTTTTAGTTCGTTTTAATTCAAGCTCTACAGGAGGTTTGCCAAACTCTGCAATGCTCCAATGATATAAATGTCCACAATTTTTAAAGTCTTGCCATGCTTTAATAATCATTGCGTCCCAGAATCGTTGTGTTGGCTCTCTCATTATTCGTCTCCGCTAATTGTTTCACCTGTAACCTTCATTAGCCTATCAGCTAGGTTGTCAGGTTTAGAAAACCGCTTTAGGTGGAGCTGGTCGGAAGTTAGGCACTTGCCCCCTTTAGGCTTATAAAGCGTCCCAGTAATTGCATCCATAAGATACACATTTCTGTGCATATCGATATCAATAATGACTGGGGTAAGGATGCGCTCTATGCCGCTGATATCGCCAAGGTATAGTTCTTTATCTTCTATCCATGCTTTTTTAGTAGAGGCTTTAGGTCCGATGGGAAAGCACTCATTAGCCTTAGCCATCATGCCATCCATCGACTTACTAATGTAGGTAGGGTTCATTTACTCTCCTTTGCGTATCTGCGAACACTGGCTTTTGCCAAACAATCAAAACACTTAAAGCGTTTAATGTTTCTATTGGCGGTCTGGACAATCTTGCCCATCTCAAAAGACTTATAGTTCATGCAAGACGAACAATATTTCTTTGTGTCCTCTCCAATATCAACATATCCTGCAAATGGAATCGGTTCTTTCATTTCCTAGTTTTCCTTTTAATAGCTACAATCCCCTCTTCTAATGGTTCTTGAAGCATCTGTTTGGCTATGGCTTTAGAACGATTTGGTATTTCTTCTGCAGAATAGTCTCCGTTGATAATGAAGCCAATCATAGCGAAGCCAGCGTATAACGCCTCCAGATATTCTTTATCTTGGTCGTTCATTGAAGTTCCTTCATTTGTTCTTTTTTATCATGGTCGAATAAGGTTTCACAGTTAGCCAAGAAGGTTTCTTTAGTCATTCCTAGACTGTTGGCTGATACACACGCTACATATAAGGCAGCAGCAAAGGAATTCACATACTCAGCCTGTTCCTCGACCATAACTTTTTCTATCTCCCGTACCAAATCAAGGACGGTTTCTTGATTCATTTTTGGCATTTTGGTTCGTGCCTTAGTATCTCAATCTGTTTAACAAGGATGTCATTCAAAGTCCTCCCACGGACGGCAATTAAACCAGCCTCGGGATTGTCTTTGATGATTTCACAGGCATCTTTGAGACCCTTGTTATAACCACTGGAATACTCATTGGTCTTATCCAAAGCCATAATCAAGGCATCCCGAATAAAACTAGATGCCTTACGGCTCTTTGCCATAGACTTCAGCTTTTTAATGTGTGCCTCTGGGAGGTAAAGTGAATAGGGGACTAGTTTTTCCATTTTTTATACTCTGCATTTATTTGTTCAAAAAGATATTGCGCCTTTTCATTTGTCTTAAGTTCAGCTCTGGACGCAATATTTAAGTAACTACATAGCCAATCTACTGCCACTTCTTCTTTACGATCAAATATATATCCTTGGTCGTGTAAAAAATCCCAAAACTTCTGATCCCTGCAAATCATTCCAGCGTGCTTGACTAGCCTGGCACCAGCGTATTCCTCAGACCGAACCATGGGAACTTCGGTATCGGCTAGGCGCACCATCACCACCATATATCTAGCCCCCACAAAGTCTCGAAGGATCTCATCAGGGATCTCGTCTGGATGGATGGCCAGATTCAACACATGACCATCCTTTGTCTGCTTCAAGGCTATTTTCTTAGCTTCAAATTGACTGGTTTCCATTAGATTTCCCACTCGTCCTTATCGTTTGAGACTGGCTTGGCTTCGTCTTTCTTGACATAGGTATCAACTGATAGGGAAATAAACTTAGTGCCTGTTTTGGGAGATTGCTTTTTCCAGCCACCTAGTTTAATTTCAACGCCATCCTCATCGTGCTGTTCCATAAGAAACTTGAGATAAGAACGATCCACTTTGATACTGCCAAAGTAATCGGGAGACTTTTCTGTTGTACGAATTGTTGATACAAATAAACCACCAGTATTTAAATATTCCATGTTATGCCTTTGTTAATGATTTTTTGGTTGCTGAAAACTTCTCCATGAGCTTTGAATAGGCGACCTCATCCAGAGCCTTTGCCTTGTCAAAGACAGATCGATTGGTCTTAAAGATCGTTGCCACATCGTCCACGCTGGTAGTTAAAGACAGAAGAGCATCGCACCCAGCTCCAAGGGTATCCATCCATGCACTGATATCCTCGTTGTCTGCCAAGGAGATCTGCCATGGGCCATTGGTTGGCTTTGGTTTCTCAACCTTTGGCTCAAGCTTTTCAACCTTGGCTTCTACCTTTTTGGCTGGCTCATCTTTTCCCAAGGTAGCGTCTAAGGCATCATGCTCTACAATCTCAAAGGCATTGACCCATAGGTATCTACGCAAATAACTCTGAACCGCACCTAGGTTCTGCACATCATGGCAACCTTTGAGGGCTGCTGAACTCATAGGCGAAGTAAACATGATGGATGTGCCATCACCTATGTCGTTGATCTGTAAGAAAGCCATTTCATGATTAAAGGACACCACACCACATAGCCCAACATCGTTACAAATTGTTTGGATCGTAGGCAGAAAGTCTCCCAGCTCAAAGTATTCGTAGCCAGCAAACTTGTTCTTACCCGACTTGGTTAGTTTCTTTCCTTGTAAAGCTATCCTAGCTTGTTGTAATTTTTTATATACGCTCATGCTACCTTCCCTAAATAGAGGTGAGTTAATGTTTGTGCCATTGTGTAAATTTTTATAGCCTCTTCAGAGATGTCTCTCTGAGTGTTAGCATATGATGGGTTTGATGCCAATGCCACCATAAACTTCAAAGTTAATTCCTGTGATGTTTCCATGCTATTCCTTTATATTTAATTCAATTAATTTACTGAGGTAGTGCTGTGCTTTCCGTAGATCCTCTATCCCACCTTTTTGCTTCCACCGTGATACATACTTAATCACATTACCTTCAAAGTACCCAATTTGGTTGGCCGCAATATAGTCCCAAGTCTGAATGCCTTGCTTGGTGTAATGACTACCACCAACCTGTATATCGTTTGCACTCATTTCATTCCCTTCAAACAGACAACTAATAAAACAAAACAACTAATAATCAATAAAATTTTTTGAGTCCAATACTGACGATTAAGAATGGCTGGATCGCAGATTAAATACTTCTGTATTTCCAACATATCGTGATCTTCTTCAATGTATTTTTTTTTAAGCGGGTTAAGGTAATGCTCAGATCCAATCTTGATCTTGCCGTTGTTATAGTACTTAGCATCAATCATTTTGCTTGCTCCTCTAAATAGTCTTTGTACTGCTTGCACCAAGGAGAAACCTGACAGAACTTGGCACAGCGAGTTCTTTCACCAGCACGGACTTCTAAAAAATATCCCTTACCAGTACTTTCTAATGCCGATTCCGCTTCCTCTTTTGTGGTATGGACAGACTTCGCGCGAACTCCACCCTCTTTCTTAACCGCATAAGTTGTTGGTTTTTCCCAACACTCCTCGGGGGTACAGGGTGGTAGGTCTTCATTAGTGTCCGTTGCAAACAGAGCTTCGCTATGGAGGTGGATACGCTCCTTAATAAAGGCTTCCCGCTCTTCCATTGACCAGAGCTTGATGTCCAAAGTGGCTACCTGTTTCTCAGGGTATCCTTCCCGATTCTCAGCATCTCTGGCACTCCAGTCCCTGATGATGGCAATAATCTTGAGCTTATTGACGGGTGTCTTTTTGACAGTCTCAACGAGCCACGCATAGATATTGAGCTGTTGCTCCCATTCCTTCTTTTCGTTCATGACCGCCCATGCTCCGACAGTCTTGTAGTCATTGACCTCGATGCCATCCTCGTGGACGATCTGAAGGTCAATAGCCCCAGAGATATGCCAGCCGTCTATTTCGGAATGAAGTCTTTGCTCTACGATATGGTTAGGGTCTTTGCCCTGTTCTAAGACATGGTGGACCGCCGTACCAAATACAGCCCAAATCATATCCGTCACATCGACCTCAATCTGCTCGGAGTATTTAGCCTTTAACTGGACGATCTGTGGGCTATTTAACAGCTCTGTAACCGACATATGGGCTTTGCCTTTGGTATACGTAGGACGCTCTACGACATTCAAGAATGTCTGTGGTAGTCCATATTTATTGGTAATAATCATTTGTGTATCCTAGGGGTGCATAATAGAATTAGTATTTGCTGCATTGAGTTCCTCGTTTTTTATTAATATACAATAGATTGTACACATTGTCTCTCAAGTATTGCAAAATATTTTTTAATAAGGAAAACCCGAATGCTTACCTTCCCTTGGCCGCCAGCCCCACTAAAGCCCAATGTCAAAACCCACTGGGCTACTAAGGCTAAAGCCACTAAGGAATATAAGGAAATGTGTTTCTATTTAACAAAGGAACAAAAGATCCCGACCAAGGAGTACTCGGAACTACATCTCATCTTTTATCCCCCGAGTAAACGACACTATGACCTTGATAACCTCCTAGCCAGCATGAAAGCGGGGCTGGACGGGATGTCTCTAGCCTTGGGGGTCAATGACCGATGCTTTAAAAAGATCACGGTAGAACGGGCAGACGAGACTGGTGGAATGGTAAAGATAGTATTAGGGTAAACACTTATCTATCCCCAAACGTTGGAGGATGTGCTTAAAAAATAGGCGACCATTACTGTTAATTTATACAGTATAATAAGGTAGTTTCATTGGTATTTCCTTGGTTTTTCTTATGGGCGGTCTATTCTCCTTTCACGTGCCGCCCACTTTTTTTATTTCTGTGTTATATTTATTTCAACTACCTTCCATCGTTATCGGATAAAGATAGTTAGAGCCAAGCGTAAATTACACATTTTGTTTGGCTCTTTTGTGTTAAAGTTTTATGGCGGAGTGAAGTCCGTGTGGTAAGTTGATTTCGACCAGACCCCTTCGGGTTGTTCTGAGTGTTTAGTAAATGATCGAGATCCATTTATTAAGCAACTTCACCTTAGAACAACCCCAAGGGGTTTTTCTTTTGTAGGTTTATCCTGGACGGCTTTGAGTACACCAGCGGGATAAATACAAGCACTACTGGGGGTAAGTAGATGTAATAGTGCAAGGTCGGTGGCGAAGATAGTGCCGACTCTACGAACGACTGTCGGGTGCTGTGGCTCCAATGGAGGAAGCAGTTGAAGGACGCACTGGGTAGGCGAGGTGCGTCCACCAAAAGAGGAACGGGTGTCATATAAGAGTAGTAATAACTAAAAGAGGAAACAATGAAACTAGAAAAAATAAGGTTAGAAAAGATCAAAGTAGATGGCGATTTACAAGTCAGAGACAAGATCAACGAGGCTGCGGTTCGAGAATATGCGGACGTAATCCGTGGCGGTGGTAAGATGCCACCAGTAACAGTTTTCTTTGATGGTAAGTCATATCATCTCGCTGACGGATGGCATCGGTTCTTTGCCCACAAACAAGCCGCTTTTCCAGAAATTGAAGCTGAAATTCATGACGGCACACGCAGAGATGCGATCCTATTTGCTCTCAGTGCCAACGATAAACACGGACTACGCAGAACCAATGCCGACAAACGCAGATCTGTTCTTGTTCTTTTGGAAGATTTTGAGTGGAGCGAGTGGAACAACACCAAGATTGCAGAAGTTTGCGGTGTATCAGCGACATTTGTAGATAAGATCCGTAAAGAAACAAACACCCCAACACCAGCAACTCGCAAGGTTTCTCGTGATGGCGTTGAATACGATATGGATACTTCTAAGATGGGCAAGAAGTCTAAGAAAGAGCCAGATCCAGATCCAGTCATTGATGAGAAAGAACAAAAGATTGAAGAAATGGCTACTGAGTTCCAATCCATAGCGGAGGAGAACGAATCACTCAAAGCAAAGTTAGCAGTTAAAAGCATGGATGTTTCGGAAGAAGATAAGCACTCAGCTCAAGAATTAATTGATGAACTCCGAGCCATCATCAAGAGCCAAGAAGCACAGATCAAAGGCTTAACTGCGTCTCGAGATGCGTATCAACAGAAGAATGCAGAACTACTAAAGCAAGTGAATTACTGGAAGAAGCAAGTCCCAAAAGCTGCATAAAGTAATGAGGGAAAACGCACGATTTTCCGCTTCACGTACGGAGCGTAAGTACCTCACCATACTTATGGGGGTGAAGTTCGTAGGTTGATACGAGGGTGTTTTGTTTGCGTTTAAAAAAGTAGTGTGGTTTTACCTTATTTTCCACACTCGGATGGTGGTTAGCATACAAAGCATTTTGCAGAAGCTGGAGATCAACACCAGCCACCCCCGCCCATTATTTTGTACCGACATCAGGCGGTTTCCTGATAGTAAAGGAGATAAAGTTGTTAGAGTTAAGACCACACCAACAAGAAGTGGTGGAGCAAATAAAGCAAGGCTTCAAACAGGGACACATAAGACAACTACTGTACGCATCCACAGGCTTCGGTAAGACCGAGGTAGCGATGGAGATCATGAGGCGAGTATCCGAAGGGTACAAGAAAGCCGCCATGATTGTGGATCGGATAGTCCTAGTCGATCAGACGAGTGCCAGACTGTCTAAGTACGGCATCGAGCATGGAGTTATGCAAGCTGGTCATTGGCGGTTCCGTCCTGAAGAACGAATCCAAGTTTGCTCCGCACAGACCCTTGAGAGAAGGGATTCATTCCCAGATATCGACCTAATTATTTTGGATGAGTGTCATATCGTCCGTAAGAAAACAGTTGAGTTCCTCAATCGCAATCCACACATTCGTGCTATTGGATTAACCGCCACACCATTTACTAAAGGCTTAGGAGATATCTATACCCATGTGGTAGGGGCTACTCCGACTGGAGACTTGGTAGAGAAAGGTTGGTTAGTCCCCTTGAAAGTATTTGTAGCCAAAGAGATTGACATGACGGGGGCTGAGAAGAATTCATTTGGCGAATGGAAAGAGGCTGAGGTTTCCAAGCGAGGCATGGCAATTACAGGCGATGTTGTCAATGAATGGATTAAAAAGACGCATGAAATATTTGGCGGCCCACGAAAGACAATCGTATTCTGTTCGGGCGTGGATCATGGCAGAGACCTAGTCAAAGGGTTTGCCGAAGCTGGCTATCGGTTTGAGTCCATATCCTACAAGGAAGACGATGACTACAAGCGTTTAACCATCGAGGAGTTCTCTAAACCAGACACAGAAATTCATGGATTGATTGCGACTGACATTCTGACTAGAGGATTTGATGTAACCGATGTGATGATTGGAGTATCTGCCAGACCATTTTCTAAGTCTTTTTCATCCCATGTGCAACAGATGGGGCGAGTTATGCGAGTCCACGAAGGTAAAGAGTTTGGTCTTTGGCTTGATCACTCGGGTAACTTCTTGCGGTTTAGAAGCGATTGGGACAATCTGTATACCGAAGGAGTTAAGACTTTAGATAGCTCCGAAGAGAAGGCCAAGAAAGAGCCGACCGAGCGAGAAAAGAAAGAAGCAGTCTGCCAGAAGTGCAAAGCGTTATGGACATTCAAAAGCAATATCTGTGGCGAGTGCGGTTACGAGCGTCCGTTGAAGCAAGTCCTAACCATACCAGGCGAACTACAAGAACTCGCAGAATCCAATCGTAAGCTTCAGATTGACAACCGCCAGTTCTATGCGGAACTTATGTATTACGGCAAGCTCAAGGGCTACAAGGACGGCTGGGCAGCCATGAAATACAAAGAGAAGTTTGCTGTGTATCCCAATGGTATACGAGTAGATCCATCTCCTACATCTGCTCCAACCATGCAATGGATCAAGAGCCGAATCATTGCTTACAGTAAGTCTAAAGCGAGGGTTCAGGCATGAAGAAAGATCCATGGGCAAAGTGCAGACTAAACACACCAGAGGAGCGGATTACTTACTTGGCTAATTGGTATTTAGGAGCAGGCAGAAGAAGAGGCTGGAAAAATATTATTGACCAGCTAAACGCAGAAGAGGATGTAGAACTAATAAAACAAAAAATAAGGAAAATACGATGAAATACCTATCAGTTTGTTCGGGGGTGGAGGCAGCCACAGTTGCTTGGCATCCCTTGGGCTGGGATCCGATTGGCTATGCTGAGATCGAGACCTTCCCATCTGCAGTTTTAAGTCATCATTACCCAAACGTCCCAAATTTTGGGGACATCACAAAATATAAGGAGTGGAACACAAATGGAACAGTTGAACTTTTGGTCGGAGGAACGCCATGCCAAGCTTTCTCAGTCGCAGGACTTAGAAAAGGACTTGAGGATCCAAGAGGAAACCTCACCCTTGTCTATACTGGAATTCTTGATCGATTCAAACCCAAATGGTTTGTTTGGGAAAACGTCCCAGGTGTCCTCAGTTCAAGTGGTGGACGGGATTTTGGTTCCTTCCTCGGGGCGGTGGCAGAACTCGGGTATGGGTTCTCATACCGAGTGCTTGACGCTCAGTATTTCGGAGTCCCCCAAAGACGCAGAAGAGTCTTTGTTGTCGGATGTCTTGGAGACTGGGTCTCTGCATCAAAGGTTCTTTTTGAGCCAGATTGCTTGTCAAGGGATATTGAGGAGAGCAGAAAATCGAGGGAAAAAACTGCCCCTACTTCTCAAGAACGCTTTGACGGCAACGGCATCCAAAGAACAGTTGGAACACTCTGTGCAGACACCCACCCTGGAGCATACAGCGGACAAGACGCTTACAGCGGACGATTAATTCCTTGTGTGTATGAGACTCACCCAGCAGATTCCAGAGTTAGAGAGATGGGAGATGTTTGCCAGACTGTTACCTCTCGCTGGGGGACAGGTGGGGGTAATGTGCCGATTGCGTTACAAGATATATCGGGTAGAGATAAGGCCCAGAATGGGCGTGGTTGGAATGATGAGGGAGTGAGTTATACCCTTGATGCAGCAGCCACCCAAGGAGTGGCGTATTCCATTCGTGAAGATGCAATAGCGGGTAACTTTAGTGCCACACCCTTGGCGGTAACTCCAGCTCTTCAGGCACTCCGACCCTCTGTACAAAGTCATCATGCTCAGACTTTTATCGCTCAAAAAATGGCAGTGCGTAGGCTCACCCCAGTCGAGTGCGAAAGACTACAAGGATTCCCTGATGACTATACGAACATTCCTTGGAGAGGCAAGCCCGAATCTCCAGACAGTCTTCGGTATAAAGCGATGGGTAACTCGATGGCAGTCCCATGTATGAAATGGATTGGTAATCGTATTGAAATGGTAGAAAAGGGATTATTGTGATTCACTATCACGGTTTACCAATTACCCCAAATACTGTGGCTACATATGCAGTTCAAGCTGGTCATGCGTTTGTATCTTTTGCACACCCTGACCAAATTGGTATTGCTTTAGAAGTATCACAGTCTTTTGCTTTAGATAACGGTGCGTTTAGTGCTTGGAAACAAGGCAAACCAATTAAAAATTGGACTGAATTTTATGATTGGGCATTGAATTTAAAAAAAGTGCCTTCATGCGATTTTGCTGTTATCCCCGATGTGATTGATGGCACGGAAGCAGATAATGACGCTTTGTTAAAAGATTGCCCTTTGCCTTACTGGTTTGGTAGTCCTGTATGGCATATGCACGAATCGTTAGAACGGCTTGAGCAATTAGCCAATACTTATGTGCGGGTTTGCATTGGCAGCTCTGGCGAATATGCAACCATTGGAACAAAAGCATGGTGGGCAAGAATTGGCGCTGCAATGAGGATTCTTTGTGATGACATGGGTAGACCTATGTGCAAGTTGCACGGTTTAAGAATGCTTGACCCAGCTATTTTTACCAAGATTCCTTTTAGTTCTACCGATAGCACAAACATCGGTCGCAATGTCAATATTGATAAAAATTGGAAGAGTGGCAATTATTTACCGCCAACAAAAGAATCAAGGGCATACATTATGCGTTCAAGAATTGAATCCCATAATGCTCCAGTTGCATGGAACTTTATACAAATAGAACAGGAAGAATTATTTTGAAACTAACTCAAACTTTTTATTTTGATGCAGCTCATACATTAAATAGAAATGTAAATGTATATGACCAACTGCGATCTCAAAATATCCATGGGCATACTTATCATGTAAGCATTTCGATAGAGGGAAACCCAGATGCCGATGGGATGGTAAAAGATTTTGGTCATATTAAAAACATAACTGATGAAATTCATTTGCTTTTAGACCATCAGTTTTTAAATGAAATCCCTGATTTGGGAATCCCTACCCTTGAAAATCTTTGTTTATTTATAGCAAAAAAATTAAAGAATATTAAGGGTTTGTGTGAAGTTAGCGTTGAGCGTAAAGCTTCTGGAGATAAATGCACGTTGGAATTAAAGGAAAAGTCATGAATATTGAAATGGTAGAGAAAGGATTGCTATGAAAGTGAAAAAATTACAACAACAAGTTACAAGAAAAGAATTGGTAGATAACGTTCTTCGTCCAGCATTTGAAAATGAAAAATTTGAAGATGTAGTAGGAGAGGTTTTTATTCGTTTGCGTGTGATGTATCCAGAGGTTGCTAAAGGATTTATGAAGGCTGTTAAAGAAACACACGAAAAGGCAAAGAAAAATGAACTTTGAGTCGTTTGCAGAGAAACACGGACTAATCATTGATCACTTGGTTCACGACAAATGGACACGGTGTCGGACGGTTGACAAGCCAAATAAAAAGAATGGTTCTTATATATTCGATGGGATTACTGGTGCGGTGCAGAATTGGGCAACCCATGAGAAACCTATTAGCTTTCGTGGCAAGCATGACCCTTCACAAGTAATCAGAAAGCCAAAAATTACTATCGATGTTGCCAAGAACAATTCCAGGGCAAGCGGTAAGGCAGCATTTATCCTGAATAATGCCGTCAAGAAGCCACATCCTTACTTGGTAAAGAAGGGTTTCCCAGAGGAAAAGGGCTGGGTTTGGGGAGAGCTTTTGATAATCCCAATGCGGATCAATGGAGATTTGGTTGGATGTCAATTGATCGATCCAGAGGGTAATAAGAAGTTTTTAAGCGGACAGAAAACCAAGAACGCCTCTGCGATCTTTGATAACAAAGGACAGGTTATTTTGTGTGAAGGATACGCCACGGCTTTATCGATCCGTAGGGCTTTGAAAACGATTAAAACACGCTACAAGATCGTAGTGTGCTTCTCAGCATCTAACCTATCCGAAATGGCAAAGGCTTACCCTGACTCGCTCATAGTGGCTGACCATGACATTATTGGTATCAGAGTAGCCAAACAATCATCCCGCCCCTATTGGGTATCGCCCAATGAGGGGGAGGACTTCAACGACTACGAGCTTCGGGTTGGAGCGGAAACGGCTGGGGAATCGTTATCCAGCCTTATACAAAACAAAACGCAATAATGCAAAGTCCAAATAAAAAGGTGCAAATAATATCTTCTGCTTTAAGGTCGTCCATGGTTTTCTCCTGTGTAGCCATCCAAAATCATCTGATTTAGGATATTTTTGGCTTCTTTTCGTGATCGGTCAATATTTTTTTGTAACACGGCTTGGATCGCTTTTGGGGCGATCAGCATCATTGATTCCATATTTTCAATGGCTTCGTTGATGTGTTTAAGCCGTGTTTTCTCTCGGCTAAATCTCATGGCATCACCACGAAGAAGCGTAATAGAATTCCCACTCTTGAGATACCGAGTCCTCAAGGATGCTATTTAATCCGCCAATCGTAGATTTGAGATCGTCCCAATACCACTCACTTACTTCGGCTGATCCAAAGAAAAAGCCAGCCATCGGTGGAAGTAAATCCTCCGCTTTGGATGGTTCGTCTAGAACCTCTTGGCACAACGATAATAAGCTTTGAAGTTGGGAGCGAGCTACATAATATTCCCGACAATCATCGACTCCTGATTGCACATTTTGGACAAACCAATTATGGATGGCATTCGCTTTTCGCCAATAGATAGCTTCGCAGGCAATTTCCTTAACCCTCATTCCATTGTGATTTAGATCAAGCTTGCCAATAGCTTCGGCAATCGCTTTATCCCCAGCCCTAACCTTGAATAAATACCGCTTGGCGGTTAAATACATATCTAATCCCATGTTCTTCTCCTTATGTGTTTGCTAAATCAATTTTTTTGAATATATCCACCAACGCTAAAGCCTGATCCGTATCGATAAAGATATCGGTTTTGTTATATACCTCGTTAATGATCTGCACGGCAGTTTTGTAATCCACCACCCAGCCATCATTGGTTTTTAGATCGGTTGGTAAGACTCCTACGAAGAGATCGGTGCAAGCAAGACGATTACCCCATGTATCGGTATCGCCCTCCTCTGAGCCATCATAAAAGCACATTACAAAGGGACTTCCAGACTCCCCCAGCGTGTGGCTTAAATGCCCATTGGTGAGGACTACAATGCCGTTCTCGCACTTCTTAACCCATGCAGTGCATCCACCACCTGTTCCTTCTAC